CATCCGCAGCAAAATCTCTTCATGCGACGGGTATTTGCCCGTCTCCTTGTGCTTGGCGCGTATCCAGGCAGTTACGCGCGCGTGTTCGCTTTGGGTCATGCTTCCCCCCAAAAGCTGGCATCATCCAGCGGTATCCAGTGTGAGAACCCCAGCGGCTCAAAGACCCCGCGCAACTCCTCGGCTTTCGTGATAAACGACCACGGTTTCCCTGCTCTGGTAACCAAACCTGTATCGCGTACATGAAAAGCTCCGTAGCATCCCCGGCCAACCGCCAAAAACCTGCTGCCGCGCGGCGGAACCGCATCCGCAAAACTGCGTAGGTGCTTGTATTTCTCTTGTTCGTCATTCATAATCAAACCTCCTTACATGTACTTGCCGCCCAGTTTCCAGGCGGCATTTTTTTTGCCCAAAATTCGCCCACGGTCAGACCTCCGCCGGGGCGGCAGCGTTGTTTGACTGGGATAAATCCGGCGGGTCGTCGTTCAAGAACAAATCTGGATGTTGCAGTTTGGTCTTCGATGGGATGCCTCGCTTCAGCCAGTTGTGGACGCGCTGATAGCTAACACCAAGATGCTTCGATACTGCGCCCGTTCCGCCTAATTTTTCAATAATTTGCGTGTCGTTCATGTGTGTCTCCTCACAACTTCTTGTTTATATTAAACGCAATGTGTATAAACAGCAAGGTGATTTGTGTATTTTATGTTTAACAAAACGTTTTGTTTTTTGCTTTAATAAGGAAAATTTCAACAAGGCGTTTAACCATGAACGACGACACTCACCCTTCCATGCAGCGACTTTTTACCGCGACAGGGATGCAGGCAAGTGAGCTTGCGCGCGCACTTGATACTTCGCCACAGAACATCACAAACTGGAGCGCACGTGGCATTTCTAAGAACGGCGCGCTGTTAGCAAGTAGGATTTTTGGACTGGATGCGAATTACCTTCTGAAAGGCACGCCAAGAGGCACAGAGCCTACACAAGAAACCGGCGAACAAAAAAATGACGACGAACCACCAGCGCTGGTACTAATCCCGCAACAGCGACACGTCGCCACGTTAGATACTGCGCACCTACCGACCGCTACACACCGCCGCGTCATCCGTTACGACGTGCGGCTATCCGCGGGAAGTGGAAATGCCGAATGGGTGGTTAGAGAAAAGGACGATGACCCGCTCTATTTCCGCAACGGTTGGTTCAAAGCACGCCATTTGGACGAAAACAACCTGCGAGCCATGTATGTCAGCGGCGATTCCATGGAACCGTACCTTTACGACAAAGACACAGTCATCATAGACATCACAGAAACCGACATATCAGACGGCGACGTCTATGCCATCCTGTTCAAGGGGAAGTTTTACGTTAAGGAATTACGAAATTTTGAAGACGGCGTAAAAATCATTAGCCGCAATCCTAAATATGAAATGATGAAAGCAACGCCGGAAAACTGCAAAGAAGCAACAGATTTTCAGGTTTTAGGACACGTCGTTTGGCGTGGTGGTTAAAAATAGGAGAAAAATATGAAAACCATATTGGTTTTGGCACTTGCAGCAGCTATCCCGTCTGTTTATGCGGTACGGTGTAGCGACTTCAGTGACCAAGAGGAAGCGCAACGCTACCACGACGAACACGGCGGCAATACCAGCCTGGACCGAGACCATGATAGCGAGGCGTGCGAGTGTCTCGAAGGTGGTAGCGCCTACGGCAACCCGAAATGCAATCACTAGTCAAGAGATTAAAGATGAAACATCTATTTTTCGCAGTCGTTGGTATATTACTTGCTAGTTGTACAACCAATGTACCCAAAGAACTTGTCGCCACGGGCGGCAGCAAGGCGGATGGTGTAGTAGAATTGAGTTACCAATACAACGAGCTGGAAACCCCCATAGTTGACAAAGCGAAAGGACAAGAAACCGCGGAAAAACGCTGCAAGGCATGGGGATATAAACGCGCCGACCCATTCGGCGGGGAAAAGATTATTTGCAATATTTCTCCCGGCGCATGGACCTCTTGCGGAAATTATATTGTGACCATCCAGTATCAATGCCTGGATGAATAAAGCCTTTAATCAACAAAACAGGAGAAAACGATGAAAACCAACAAAGCACTACTGATCGCGCTTCCTCTGGCACTCGCCGCCTGCGGCGGTGGTGGCGGTGACAATCCTGCGGTGGACAACACCAAGCCACTTACACCAAACTCCGGCACGCAAAATAATTCACAAAACTCTAGCACAAGCATGCCGGATAAATATGGATTAACTGCCGACGACCGAGACAAGGCGGCACAGTTTTCCAAATCCATACAGGGAGCATCTACATACAACGGTATTGTTATTGCAGGCAGAGCATCAGATATTGCTGATAAAAAATCAATAACTACAAATAAGATGCCGCTCGAATATAAACGGCAATTAGAAACCAACAGTAGTTTAGGAACTATATTCATCCCAAATCCAAGTGATTCTGTAAGTATTGGGGATAAAGCACCAATACGGGTTGGTGGAGTAGATATTTATAGAGGGAATCGTATTTATTCTTCAACCTCTTCTTTCCGAACTTTTGATTCATTCCTGGCAAGCAGCGACAACACATACAAAAACATTCAATTTGGTATAGGTGAAAATGGAACTTCCAATCCATTTTTATTGGCGTACTATCGCGGAAGAACTACACCTGATAATGCGATGCCGACCAGCGGTGTTGTAAACTATAGTGGCGATTTTGTCGTCCCATACGATAGCGTCCCTTCAGGTGTCAGCCCGGTTGGTGCAGTTGGGGCAACGGTCGATTTTACTAATAAAGACGCATCTTTTATTTTTGGTGTATCTGATTATAAAGGAGAAATCAAAGCTGGAATTATTGGAAGCTATTTTGTTGGCAAAGATGGCAAAAAAGGAGTTGAAGGATTCTTCGCAGGCAGTAACGCTGATGAAATGGTTGGCAACTACACCGATAATGAGGCCAAAGTACTAGGTGTTTTCGGCGCCAAACGCCAATAATTCTTTCTTTTATTACTGCAACCCCGCCCCGTGCGGGGTTTTTGTTTGCCTAAACATTTGACAGACGCCCCTTGCTGCGCTCGTAACCACGCGCGAAGCCTGCAACCACGCGGGTTCACAAGATTTGATGAGGATTTGACGCCGCCCATGAGGCGGTTTTTTTTGCGGGCAAACCACACAAAAAAAATGTTTAATAAACAAAACATAGCGAAAATAATACACGGCATGTTTATTTTTTGCTTGCTTTGTTTACACATCATGTTTAATATACCCCCATCGAAACGAACAACGATGGGAGCCACAGATGAACCTGAACCTCAAAACCCTTGCTGCTGGTCTGGACGACACCTTTGAATGGTGGGGAAATAAAAAGGAAATCATCGTCTGCCGTCTGTATAACCAGCGCCTGCTGCGTCATGCGACCTACGAAGAACCGGCGGAATACAGCGAAGTAGAAAGCCCGTACACCATCGTCAAGGCAGAGGGCTACACCGTCATCATCCAGGACGACGCAGGCAAAGAGCTCGACCGCGAAGACTTCGGCAATTTCTACGAAAGCGACTGGGCGGGAATGCTGACCGACATGGTGGACGCGCAAATCCCCTACCGCGACCTGCAAAAAGAAGCGGACGAAGCCTACAGCGAATGGTTGATCGCCCGCGCTGAGGACATGGAGGCCGCATGACCGCCCTGAAGAACACCATCCTCGTACTGGCACTTGCCGCCGCTGGCTTCCTCTTCTTCGACGCTGCCCTTGATGCGGCGGTGTGGGAAATCGACCACGCCCCGCGCTTAACCCCCGAACAAATACGGCACGAGTGTGCCGCCCACTACACCCCCGCCTGTGCGGGGAAAAGGAGAAACCCATGAGCATCCCCTACACCCGCGAAGTCGCAGAAATAGTCGCGCTGTTCTCGCCGTCAGCGGCGCAGGTAGCGCACATCGCGACAGAGCTGACCCCCGCTGGCTCTGTGGTGCGAGTACAAATGCGGGGAATGCGGGGGCGGATATTCAACATCGCCATGGTCAAAGCCAACCCCAAGCCATACGGCTACAGCATGGACGGCGGCATATCAAAAGTATTCGCCGACTTCGGCGAAATGAAAGAGGCCATCCGCGCAGAGGCGGAGGCCATTATCGAAGGAACAGAACAATGATTACCCGCAAATTCGACAAAGAAGTCGCGGCTCTGCATAACCGTCTCGCAGATGCTGACAGATTCACCGCCTCCTACAACGAGGATTTTGTCTCCGTAGATTTTACTCACGACAACGGTTTCTATTCTCACATCATGATGGGGGAATACAAAGGTAGCGGGTGCTACTTCTCACTCACTTGCATCAACAAAGAAGGGGTGAGGGAAGACTCCGTCGAATTTGCCACCTTCGCAGAATTGCTCACTTACCTAGGCGGGGGAAAAGCCGCATGAACTACGACGCCCAAACCATCCGTGACGCCATCGACATGGAAGACGACCCGCAAGCGCGCGCTGCTTTGCGCCTTGCCCTGAAACAAATCGAAACCGAGGAATAAGCTGTGCAAGAAATTATCCTGAAAATCCAATCCGCCATCGTCGCCAGCAACATTGACGACGTGGCCGCAAGCGTCCGCGCCGAAATTGCCAAGGTCAATACCGACCTCAAGACCGACGAGGATTTTGCCACCGCAGAGCAACAAGTCAAAGACTTCAAAAACGCCGAGGACGCCATCAAGGAAGCACGCGATGCTGCACTTTCCGAAGCGCAAGACGTGCGCAAACTACTCGACACCACCGACGAAATCATCGAGCTGCTGGCACAAACCCGCCTTGCCCTCGACAAACGGGTGAAAGCGCAGAAGACAAAAGTCAAAGAAGAAATCACCAGCCGCACCCGTGAAGGCATCAACAAAGCGCTTGCCGGATGCGATGTCCGCCTGCGAGCAGCGATGCGCAAAGTGCTGCGTATTGACGAGCTGGACGGTGTGCTGGCCGAAGCGACCAAAGGCAAAAAAACACTTGCCGGACTGGAGAAGGGCTGCGCCGAAGTCTTGGCGAACTGGACGGCACTCATCGGCAAAACCGAAGCGTACATGCAAGCACGCTACGCGCAAATCCCTGCCGACCGCCTGCACCTGTTCGCCGACCTCGACGACCTGCTTGCGTTGGATAGCGGTTTTGAAGACGCCATTGCCGCCCGAATTGCCGCCGACGACGAGCGCCAGGCGGCAGAAAAAGCCCGCATCGCAGCAGAAGCCGCCGCCAAAGCAGAGGCGGAACTACGCGAAAAAATAGCAGCAGAAGAACGGGCGAAGGCGGGAACCGCAGCGACAACAGAACCCCAACCGATGCCAGAGCCGACGCACGACGAACCGGTGCTGGAGTACATCATCACCGTGAAGATGAACACCACCCTCACCAACGCCAAAGCGATTGCCAACAACCTGAAGAACAGCCTGCGCGCGGAAATCAAACTGAACCGAGGAGCCTGAACATGAATCTGCCCGTCCCCCATGACGTACTAAGTGCCGTTGCCGCCATTGCAGGCACGACAGACATCAAAGCCTTCAGCGACGTGCTGGCCAGCACCATCATGCCCTCGCCGAACGTGCGCCCCGAACAAATCACCGCGTTTCTCATGGTGGCGAAAGAGTACAAGCTCAATCCGATCACCAAAGAAATCTACGCCTTCCCGGCGAAAGGTGGCGGCGTGCAACCCATCGTGTCCATTGACGGCTGGCTGAAAATCATCAACAGCCACCCGGATTTTGACGGCATGGAGTTTCGCGACACCCTCGATGACAGCGGTGCCCTGCGCGCCGTTACCTGCCGCATCTACCGCAAAGACCGAACGCACCCGGTGGAAATGACCGAATACATGGACGAGTGCAAACGTAACACCGACCCGTGGCGACAATGGCCAAACCGGATGCTGCGCCACAAAGCGACCATCCAGGCGGCACGCTACGCCTTCGGATTTTCCGGCATCGCCGACCCGGACGAAGCCGAGCGCACCGCCGATGCGCCACGCCCGGCCGTTGCTGAAGTGCTGGCCAGCGACGAACAAATCGCCGAACTGCGCGACCTGCTGTCACGCACCGGGAAAGAAGAAGGGAAGATGCTGGCCTTTGTTGGCGCCGCCCGTATGGAAGACATGGCGGCGAAGAAGGCGGACGAACTCATCGCCACGCTGCGCAAACACGCCCCGGCCGCCGAACCGCCTGCCCCGGTGCAGCCCGAAGCAGAAACCGCACCGGAGGGAAGCTACGAACCCGGCGAGGACATCCCGCTATGAACCTCATCACCCTCGACTGCGAACAAGGAAGCGATGCCTGGCGCCAAGCGCGCCTCGGTATCCCGACCGCCAGCCAGTACAAACGCATCATGACAAACAGCGGAGCCGCGAGCGAACAGCGCACCGCCTACCTCGCCGAACTCATCGCCGAACGAATCACCGGGCAGCCTGCCGACAGCTACACCAGCGCCGACATGACACGCGGCAGCGAACTCGAACCACAGGCGCGTCTGGCCTACGAGTTTGCCACCGGCAACAGCGTTACCCAGATCGGCGGCGTGTACCTCGACGAAAGCCGCAGCGTCATGGCATCCCCCGACGGAATCATGCCGGAGCTGCGCCGTGGTCTGGAAATCAAAAGCCCGAAGTTGTCCACCCATATCCGCTACATCCTCGAAGGTGTCATGCCACGGGAATACCTGCTGCAAGTACAAGGCGGGCTGCTGGTAACGGGCTACGACAGCTGGGACTTCGTCAGTTACCACCCCGACTACACCCCGCAGACCACGTGGATACTGAACGTCAAGCGCGACGAAAAAATCATCGCCGCGCTGGAAAAACACCTGCGCGCCTTTGTCGCGCGACTGGAAGCAGAAATGGAGAAACAAACATGCTGAACCGGGCAGAAATTATCGGCCGCGTGGGCAAAAGCGAAGTGCGCTACATGCCAAACGGCGACCCCGTTGCCAACTTCACCGTGGCGGCGACGGAAAAATGGAATGACAAACAGAGCGGACAGCCGAGAGAAAAAACCGAATGGTTCAACTGCGTCGCCTATAACCCGCTGGCAGACATCATCGGGCGCTATGTGGACGTCGGCGACCTACTGTACATCGACGGCAAAATCCAGACGCGGAAATATCAGGACAAGAACGGTAACGACCGCTACATCACCGAAATCCACGTGCGCGAGCTAAAGATGCTGACGACGAAAGCAGAGAAAGAAGCGCGCAACCGTGGTCATGATGACCACAGTTCACGCGGTGGGCAAGGCCATCAGCAACAGCAGCCACAACAGAACAACGCGCCGCAATACAACCCACCAGCGCAGGACGACTTCGACGACCCGACAATCCCGTTTTGAACCAAATACCCCGAAAACGGGGGAATTAAACCGTAACGAACGATGAACCGTCATCGAAATGGTGACGGTTGAGACCGGAGAACTCAATGACAGAAAAAACCGAATGGGAAAAGGCATGCGACCGCATCAAAGCGAACGCGCAGAAAGTGGACATCATCGCCGAGCGCGAAGCCTTTGAGGCATGGCAAAAATAATGCGGACTGCTACCCATAGACCCGCGCCACTACGACCCTGAGACCGGATACCGGGACACCATCACCGGGCGCAATCTCGACCGCTGGGATGCGTGGCTG